GGTCGGCATCGCTCAGGTCGGCATCGCTCAGGTCGGCATCGCTCAGGTTGGCACCGCGCAGGTCGGCATCGCGCAGGTCGGCATCGCTCAGGTCGGCATCGCTCAGGTTGGCACCGCTCAGGTTGGCACCGCGCATAAATATTCCGTTATTCTGGGTTTTAGATTGCTCTATGGCTTCTTTGTATGTCGTTTTTTCGCTCTCGAAGATTATCGAACCAGTCCAACGGTTTTTAATTTGAATGCTTATTTTTTTGGTTTCTTTCTTCTCGGTTTCGATTTCGGAAACATACTTTTTCACTTCCTCGAGATTGGCTAAAATTTCTTCTTTTGTTATTGACATGTTTTTTGTTATTTTATTTTTTTACTTTACGATCGATCTCCAAACATCGGCCTTTGAATTTTCCCGGACGTTGCAACTCCGCCGATCAGCAACGCCTCCGGAACCTGCGGCGGCCGTACCTGTTCAAGTTTCCGGTTTCGATTCAGGAAAGATTTATAATTTGCGTGGCCGGCGGTACCAGGACAACCTTTCGCGCGCAAAAACTGGTAAAGTTTTTCAAGCTGTTCCTGATTAAAATTAATTTGCTGTTGATTAGCCATAAAATTACTGCCAGATTATTTTGTCTTCGCTATCGGCGAACTCGAGCCAGGAACCGCCGTCCTTGGGAATGACTTTGATCATTCCTTCAGACCAACGCATTTGCATTCCCCGGTAGGTTGGCTTTTCCCCATTTTTAACTCTTTCTAAAAAAGAAGCTTCTTTTTTTAATTCTTTTAATATATAAGGATTAGACCCCTGTCCGTTTTGTGTCATAAACCCCTGTCCGTTCCCGGTACCCCTACCCCTGACCGTTTGGACAGGGGTCTGGATGAGCGCAATTAAGCTCAAATTTATACTGACCTCATCTTTCTTGCCGGGATGCTTTTTGACGGTTATCAACTGGTTTTCCACAAGTTCTTTTTTGCGCCGGCGGGCTTCGCGGACTTCGCAACCCATTCTTTCGGCCAAATATTTTGCGTCCCACTTGATATCTTCCTTGTTCGCTTTGCCGTAAATACCAAAAAGGTGCTTAGCTCCCCAACTAAGCGCCTTGCTGGCCATCAATTCTTCCGGAATGGGAAGAAAACTGAACCCTAATTTTATTGGTTTTGGATTTTCCATAGCGCAGACTATGTTTACGATTAGCAATAGAACCCTTGAAGCCGCTGCAATCCCTTGCTCGCTGGATCCATAAAAAGCATGTCGCCATGTCCGATAAGCTGCTCGGCGCCACTCTCATCAAGAATCACCCGGCTGTCGATCTGGCTTGCCGTCATCAGAGCGATGCGCGTGGTTATGTTTGCCTTAATCCGGCCGGTGACCACTTCAACGCGCGGCGTTTGTGTCCCGATGATCAAGTGAATGCCTACCGCCCGCGCCTTCTGCGCAATTTTAACGATCAAATTTTCGATATCCAATCCGGACAGCAGATCGTCTTTGCGCATCATTAAATCAGCAAATTCATCGATCATAACCACAATCTTTGATATTTTTTCGCTGTGCGTTTGGTTGTAATAATGCATGTTCCGGCATCCGGAAGCTTCAAGCGTGCTATATCGATCTTCCATTTCGCCGCAAAGCCATTCCAAGGCCCTGGCAGCCTTTTCATCGTCAACGATGATCGGAGCCAACAAGTGCGGCAAATCTTTGAATTGGCGAAATTCTACGCGCTTAGGATCGATAAGAATCATCTGCACGTCGTCCGCTGAATTCGTCATCGATATAACCCTGATGATCGAATTAAGGATCACGCTCTTGCCCGCGCCGGTCGTTCCGGCAATGAGCAGATGCGGCATATCGTCCAGGGATCTGATTACCGTATTGCCGTAGACATCGACACCAATCGGGATATTAAGCTTTCCATCGTCCGGGAGTTTCATCGCCAGCTGGCCGTCATTCAAAAGATCGATCTTGGATTGTTCCTTATTCGGAACCTCCACACCCACCAAACTCGTTCCCATGATCGGCGCCTGGATGCGGATGGTTTTGGCCTCCAATGCCAATGCCAGATCCTTGGCGTGATTCTCATACGCGCTCATCTTGGTTCCGCGCTGCGGTTTCATTGTGTAGAGAGTAACGCTCGCGCCGATGTGTGTTTTTTGCATTTCAACCGGCAAGGCAAACTCCTGAAGCTTTAAGCGGATCTTCTCTTCAGCCGGCAAGAAAGCATTGTCAGTTTTTGTGGCCGCCGATTCGATGAATTTGCGCTCTTCGATCACCACCGGCGTATTCTTGTGCTCGATCATCAGCGGCGTCTGGATATCGATCAGATTCATCACATAGTCCTTGAAGCTCTGGTTGCCGTTCATCATGTCGCTGAAATTTGGAAGGTACCGGCAATCCGGGCGCGCGATCTCGGCCGTGCATTCGTTATAGAGGTTGTAAAATGCCTGGAAGTAATGCGCGTGCTTGGCGTATTCGATCACATATTGCTGCAACTGTGCCGTCTGGTCCTTGTTTTTGCTCAACTTATATTCATCGAAAATCATCCGGCGCGGCGCCTTGCCGTAAACCTCTAAAGCGATATGAAAAGAAAACATCGATTGCAAAAAATACGCTGCGCTCTCTTCTTCCCGGTCGGTATATGCTGAAATGAATTTGTGATCGTGAATATCGATCTCGCCGTCCGCGTCTTGATCGACAACATCGATTATGCATTTAGCCGGCAGCGCCAACCGTACTTCGCCAACATGGATAAACACGGTTTCGTTTTTTTCGATTCCGATGATCTTATTGAATTTTGGCTTTTCAGTCAAAAAGATATTAAAGCCATTCGTAAAATCCTTGAGTATCTTCTCGCGGCTGCCGGTTTTACCAAAATCGATATTCTCGTCCTGGACGCCGAAAATGTAAGCCTGGCCGAAATCAATCGCTTCGTTGATATTTCCGTTCTCAAGATATTTAGCCGCGGCAATATGGCAAGCCTTGCCGACCACGCTGGCCGGTGAATTCGGATTGTCCCAGACCTTCATCACATACTCCTTTTTCCACTGCATGCGGTTTCGCAAGAACGAAAGCATCGAGCTGTAGCTCCAATGATCGATCACATAGGCCGCTGGCGATGCTGTTTGTAATTCTGTTTCCATGGTTATTTGATCCTGCGCGATCTCTTGGGCATTTCAACCTTTTCTCCTTCTACAATTTCCGCTTCCTCCGGAATAAAATCATCACCGGACTGTGGCGGATCGCTCTTCAACCCCAATGCGGCGGCCAAAGCGCTTTTTTTCGCGGCGATATTGGGTTCAATCGGTTTTATGTCTGCTGGCTTATCAACATTCGCAACCTCGTCTTTAACCTCTTGCTCAACCTCCACGGCCTCGATTTCCTCTTTGATTTGGATGCCATGAAGCGCATCCGGAACGATAAACCGAGCCACCATTCCAAATACCCGATAGCGCAACATTGATTCCGGGAATTTAATCCAGACATCCTTGCCGGCTAAACCGCGCGATCTTGCCTGATCGATCGTGAATGTCTGTTCGAAGTTAGCGCCGTTGTCCTTGCGCGTAATCTTTACGGTTGCCGTTTGCGCGTTGCATTCGCCCCACTGGACGATATGGCCGGCGCGAACCACTTGCGAGATCACCGCCTCGCCGTACATCGTCAGGCGGCCATTAACGAAGTAATATGCCGCCAAAGATTCCAGCGGTTGCAGTCCGGCCTCATACCCGGCCTGCAGCACCATCATCAACTGCGGGGCGTTCTTGATCGTCGACGGAATCGCGCCGCTGTTCATCCACACTTTAGACATAACCTCCATCATCGACCAGCGCTTGGGATTCATCCACTCAAGCGCTTTACTTTCAGCTTCCCGCACATAGTCGAGCGACGGCGCGGGAAGTTCACTCATAACGTCTTTTTTTGCCGGCGGTTGCGGAGATTGGATTGACCCCTCTCCGGTTGTTGCCGGTTTTTGGTTCTCATTATTTTCCATCAGATTTAAGGATTCGGGGAGAAGCAAAGCGGCACCGCCTCTTCTCCTTCTCCCCGAATGTGCCCCTTTAATTTTTGCTCCTCGTTTCTCTTCGGCTTGCCATCTTCTCGTACTGTTCCCAATATTCCGGGAAAGCATTTTGAAGTTTGACAAAATTAATGGGATCTGCGTGGCGATAACAGCTGGCCAGCGCCTTCACAAATCCGCCGCCGTAATCCTGCATCGCATCAACGACTTTCATCTGCGCTTCGGTTTGGTATTCCATGTTTTTATTCGCTTATTTCCTCCGCGTTTCCTTCCTCAACAATACGAACACCTTCCGCTAACTCTACAAAAGGAAATACCGCCCGCGCTTCCAAAGTTTTACCTATCAAGTCTTCTGCGCTTGTAATGTGTAACAGACATCCACTCACAAGAAAGTCCATTCTATGGACAGTTCCGTTCTCGTCGGTGCATTTGCTGCTATTCGTATGCCGGTCATAACCGTAAATTTTGTACTTCATTTTTTATTCGCTTAATCTGCTCGCATGATCCGCCGCCGCGCTCGTGTAATTGTCGCGGCCCTGCGCGGTAACGATCAGCGCCAATGCTTCGGCGACTTTCTGCTGGACTTCTTTCTCTTTTTGGGTCATATTATTATCCCTGGACCTCTTTGCTGTTCCACAGATAGACCGCAGAGATCACCACTGTCGCAATACAAGCAATTTCGAGTACCATGGTTTTTGGGTTGCAAGAGTTTGATACAAGGCCTCGACCTTCCGCTCAGCGGCTTTCCTCCGAGCCGCCGAACAAAAAAGCCCCGCTTGGTTAGCGGGACTTTTAAAGTCCTTTTAAATTCTGTTGACTACCTACTCGACCACGTCTATTCCCATATTCCTGGAAGATCCGCGGATGGTTGTCATCAATAGAATTCGCTAACCAAAATATACTCCAACAATTACACTTTACACCCTACATCTTAGCTGTCAAGTCCTTAGTTATCCACAACTTTTGACTTTACTTTTGCGGTTTTCCCCCTCTTTTTTCTTATTTGCGAATAATATTCAATGCCGCGTTGCGCTTTTAGCGCGTTTCCTGCCTTCACGGCGCGATCGTGAAAATATTCCTTTAGGACTTTTGCTTTGTCTTCAGCTGAAATTGCCATAATTTTATATTATCAGCTTAACTGTTTCATCGCCTTTGTCAATTGGATTGTTTTGGCGACATAAGAATTTGTCGTATTGCTGGTCAATTTTTTTTCCGAATAGCCGTTCATATTGATAAGAACTCTGCAAACTTGCATGTCCCAAAACACTCGAAATGACCGCACATTCCGCGCCGTTTTCCGTCAGATCGCGAGCCAGAGCGTGCCGCAGCGAATGTGAATTGAAAAGATAATTGAACCCGGCCATCCGCGAATAGCGCCGGTACCACTCCTCCATTGTCCTTGTTGTTACCCTTTTTAACGGCCCGACGTAACCTCGGTAGTTTTTCCGGCAATTGATGAATAGCGCATCCGGTTCGGTTACTCCCATTTCCTTAACCAGATTTTCTCGCGCCTTAAGCCATTTTTCAATGTAATCGGCTACCCGCGGATCACGGTTCCAACGAACTCGCCGGATAGGACATTTACCCTTTGATTTCGATGTGATGATCGTCGCTCCGTGCATGTCGTCGTGTAGGCCGCTGATATCTAATCTACAAACTTCGGAGATTCTCATTCCGGATGCCCCTTGCGTCAAAATGGCCGTTTTATTGCGGAAATGATAGAAATTATTTTCCGGGATTGCCGCTAAAAACGTTTCGTAATCGTCCCGATCGGCAACCCGCGGGAAAACAAATTTTTTCGGCCACAATGGAATCGATCGATAATTTAAAACATCGAAGCCATCATTGTAATAAAACTCGAATAATTTCCGCAATGATACAGCTTTTTTTAAAACCGTGTTCGGACTCATGAAATCCTCCGGATTCACTTTTATTTTTTTGCAACGTTCCAGAAATCCGACGATATCACCCAGGGTCACATTTTCAATTTCCACGTCACGCATATAAAGCGCAAAATACCCAAGATTAATGCTATCCATCTCCAATGATGTTTTGACGACTTTCAAGTGCCGATAGTCCAAAAACTCGCTGATCGCGTCATATAATTTCATGTAAAAACGGCAAACCGCCGAGGCTAATCGACGGAATGCCGTGCGGAAATTCCGCACTTAAAGTTTAGCATAACCGTTGTTAGCCTCAACCTGTGTTTCTCCACAGGTGATCCCTTCCGGGACAACGATGAATTAAATTGACCACTCTATATCATCATTTGTCGGATTGTCAACAAAAAACCGCCGGAGACGGCGTTCATTGACTTTTGACACTGAAAATGATACATAGAAAATCCGTGAGCAACACGAAAAAGCGACCTGTGGATAAATCCCTATTGCAAAGCGGAAACGGAAAATTTTATAATGTTAGTAGTGGAAGCGATTGCAACCCTGCCGTATGGCAGGCGGGTGCAGACACTAAACCGTTTGTTTAGTAATTACTCACTTTTGACAATTGATTAAGGTGTGGGCAAATCCTTGGTTTCGACCAGGGATTTGTTTTTAATCAGTTTGCCATGGTACGGAAAACGAATCCATTTGCCTGTTGAACTTTCTATGATTAAACCGTTCTTACGCACTACGTAGTTGCAGAACATGAATCCATCTGCAACGAAACACACTTGTTTTTCTGGCATAGGCACGCAACACCCGGTCTTCGTGCTGCAACCGCCTCCACTACCAACATTATTTTTACAAAAAAGCTCCACTGGCCGGTACTTGTGAGCCACACTTTATCACTTCGATAAAGATAGACCCTGCACGTCGCAGGGTTTTTGACCCCGCAAGTGCCCGCCATTGAAGCTTTTATCTTATCGAACACGCTGCATGAATACCGGCCTCATCCCTTTTACCCGGATCGATTTGGTTCCAAACTATTAAATTTTTCTGACCATCATTATTTTACACCACCAAGTATTTACGTCAAGTAAAGTTATCCACAACCAAAAAAGACCGGTCATCCCGGCCTTCATTGCTTATAATTGCCTATAATTTCGGTTCCATCCCCGCATCCGCCGCGTCATTCTTCGTGCTAATCCCCGCAATCGTGGTTTTGCCAAATTCCCACAATCCGGTGCCGGCAAGACCACTCATGATC